ACAGAGGTTATGTTGGTTTGTGCCGGATCGGTAACGCTCATCGCGACGTTGGACGCTGCCACATTGCCCACCAGGTTTGAGGAATTTATGTTGGAAATTCCAGAACCGTTGGAGGCGATGAGCAACCCCTGAATATTGAGACCGGTCAGGGTTCCTACAGAGGTTATGTTGGTTTGGGCCGGTTCAGTAACGCTCTGGGCCGTTCCTACGGTGCTGACTACATTAGACCCATTTATGTTTGAAATTCCCGAACCGTTGGAAGCTATCAGCAAACCCTGAATGTTGAGACCTGTCAGGGTTCCCACGGAGGTTATGTTGGGTTGGGCAGGATCGGTAACGCTCATCGCGACGTTAGCCGCTGCCACATTGCCCACCAGGTTTGAGGAATTTAGGTTTGAAATTCCAGAACCGTTGGAGGCGATCAGCAACCCCTGAATGTTGAGACCGGTAAGAGTTCCTACAGAGGTTATGTTGGTTTGTGCGGGATCAGTAACGCTCTGAGCCGTTCCTACGGTGCTGACGACATTTGAACCATTTATGTTTGAAATTCCCGAACCGTTAGAGGCGATCAGTAACCCCTCAATATTGAGACCGGTCAGGGTTCCCACGGATGTTATGTTGGTTTGTGCCGGTTCAGTAACGCTCTGAGCCGTTCCCACCGTGCTGACGACATTAGACCCATTTATGTTTGAAATTCCCGAACCGTTGGAGGCGAACAGCAACCCCTGAATATTGAGACCGGTCAGGGTTCCCACGGAGGTTATGTTGGTTTGTGCTGGATCAGTAACGCTCATAGCGACGCTGGCCGCTGCTACATTGCCCACCAGGTTTGAGGAATTTATGTTTGAAATTCCAGAACCGTTGGAGGCGATCAGTAACCCCTCAATATTGAGAGCGGTCAGGGTTCCCACAGAGGTTATGTTGGTTTGGGCCGGTTCAGTAACGCTCTGAGCCGTTCCTACGGTGCTGACGACATTTGAACCATTTATGTTTGAAATTCCCGAACCGTTTGAAGCTATCAGCAAACCCTGAACATTGAGATCTGTCAGGGTTCCGACAGAGGTTATGTTGGGTTGGTGAGGGGAAGTAACGCTCTGAGCAGTTCCTACAGTACTGACGACATTTGCTCCTATCATGTTTGAAATTCCAGAACCATCCGAAGCGATGAGCAACCCTTGAATATTGAGACCGGTAAGGGTTCCCACAGAGGTTATGTTGGTTTGTGCCGGTTCAGTAACGCTCTGAGCCGTTCCTACGGTGCTGACGACATTAGACCCATTTATGTTTGAAATTCCCGAACCGTTGGAAGCTATCAGCAACCCTTGAATGTTGAGACCGGTCAGAGTTCCCACGGATGTTATGTTGGTTTGGGCCGGATCAGTAACGCTCTGGGCCGTTCCTACGGTGCTGACGACATTAGACCCATTTATGTTTGAAATTCCAGAACCGTTTGAGGCGATCAGCAACCCCTGAATGTTGAGACCTGTCAGGGTTCCCACGGAGGTTATGTTGGTTTGGGCCGGATCAGTAACGCTCTGGGCCGTTCCTACGGTGCTGACGACATTAGACCCATTTATGCCTGAAATTCCAGAACCATCTGAAGCTATCAGCAAACCCTGAACATTGAGACCGGTCAGAGTTCCCACGGAGGTTATGTTGGTTTGAGCCGGTTCAGTAACGCTCTGGGCCGTTCCTACGGTGCTGACTACATTAGACCCATTTATGCCTGAAATTCCAGAACCATCTGAAGCTATCAGCAAACCCTGAACATTGAGACCGGTCAGAGTTCCTACAGATGTTATGTTGGTTTGCGCCGGTTGCGTAACGCTCAGGGCCGTTCTTACGGTGCTGACGATATTTGAACCATTTATGTTTGAAATTCCCGAACCGTTGGAGGCGATGAGCAACCCCTGAATATTGAGACCGGTCAGAGTTCCCACGGAGGTTATGTTGGTTTGAGCCGGTTGAGTAACGCTCATAGCGACGCTGGCCGCTGCTACATTGCCCACCAGGTTTGAGGAATTTATGTTTGAAATTCCAGAACCGTTTCCAATATACAAGGAGGCCTCTACGTAATTTAGATTTGAAATACCAAATACGTTTAGAGTGGAAGACCCGAAGACGGTCGCCGAATCTACAAACAGAGTCGAAACGTTTAAAGTGTCCGTGATGTTCGCCGAACCGAGCACATACAGGTTCGAACCCTCTGGCGGTGCATTCAGAGTACCCACAGACACTCCGTTTTGGTACGCAACGTTTCCATCGACCGTCGTCCATTGAGAAGCGACGATTGCCACGTTGGACGCAGTAGAGACCCGGCCGTACGTGTCGACCGTGATGCTAGAAATGTTCGCAAAGTCGCCGTAGACTCCGGCAGTAACACCCGTAACTGGTAAATTAGTGCTCTGTATGGTTCCGGTGAGGTTCCCAGCATTGAGATTACTAAGACCATACCCGTTTCCATAGTACGCACCTGAGATGATACTTCCTGTATTTATAACTCCTTCAATATTCAGTGTATTGTAAATAATATTACCATAAACTTGGCCAGACACGTACAAGTTTCCAGAAAAAGTGCCGTCAACTGATATGACATTTCCGGCGATTACGTTACCGTCGGTGTTCAACACATTTGAGGCAATAACGACGTTTGCGGGGGGGCACTCCCTGGCAGCAACATAACGAGGCCCTCCATTCGCGATGCTATCACACATCGTCCTACTATTTACGTACTGAAATAATTATGAAAAGTCCAGCAATGGCTGCAAAAAGAATAATCAGCATTTTCAGTCGGTCACCTGAATCCCATGGGACAGGAGGTGGGAGACCTTCTGGGCGTTCGGGGTCGACTGGGACTTGAATCGTTTTGAATTTTAGGAGAAACATATTGCGACCAGCCACAAGCAAGTCTCCACTGTTCGGCTGCCGCCATGAGACGGTCAGTCTGTCCAACTTGGCGATGTGCGTAGGATACGCAGTGCTGATGCGATAATTTGCGTTGTAAAACTCTGCGTCTCCTGAAATTTTGATTGGAATTGTGGCAAAAGATCCATCGAATGTATTGGACGTCAGTGTTGCGACATTTGAGAGCGCTCCTGATAGATTCAGAGCATCGGCGCAGAGGTGCGTGGGCGTTCGAAGTTCCGCCACGTCGAGCGTGACGAACTGAGAGGCGGCGAGATTGGGCAGCTGAGCAGAAACCAACTCAACCTCGGTGATATTCAAGATTGGGTTGGTGAGGTGGAGTGTATAATTATTTGAATCGGGCCAGAGCGTCTGGTTACGATTATCAGAGTCCACATACACTATGTACTCCATTTGCTACTAAAGTACCTAGACAATTTGTCCACCGTACAGGCACACGTTCGGCTTGGCGCAGGTGAAACGAAAAGCCAAGAAAGTAGGTCCAGCCTCGGTAGGATCTGGTATGATGTTACCGTTATAGTCGTACATGGAAATTGAAAGCTTGTCCAGTTGCCGAATAGGTTCTAAGAAAGTAACGTCGGTCGGGTAACCTGAACCACTTGCGGTGTAAATTGTACGTGCGAACTGCTGTTCGCCTGGAATCGTAGCAAAAGCCGTGTTCAGATATTGGATATTTGAAATTGGAGTCGAGACCCCTCCTTGTTGCGATATCTGCCCAGATGAACTGAGGGTATATTCGAGAGTTGCGCGATCGTTGAATTTTGAAACAAGTTCTTGGACGTGAATATATATAATAGTTGAACCTCCTACGTTGAAGGGAAGGACAGCCATAAGGAGCTCAGCTTTTACGACATTTTTCAAAGGAATATTGATATAAGATACAAAATTAGTGTTTGATGTTCTAGTCCGTGTAGAGTCAACACGAACAGTGTAAACCTCCGTGTCACACATTTAATTTAGGTTCAGATTTTAAAACGAGTCATCCTGACTTGGCTTTTAGGTCCGCTCCAGCAGAGAGCCACCGATACCGTTCTCGATGGAAAAGTCGCGAATCTGCGCGCGGATCATGTCGCCGTCACCGCACATACCACCTGGGGTCATGCCACGCGTGTAGTACGACGCATTCTCGGATGGGCCTGGGGTGCACTCCAGGGACGAAGGAATCTCCGGCAGGCTCGAGGGGCCGGCGGAAGCGGCTGGGCCAGCCACGGTCACCAGGGGGGAGGCTGTGTAAGTGGAGTCACGGCCCTGAACCAGTATGACCAGGATAGCCACGAGGAGACCGATGATAACAGCCTGAGTAAAGATCTTGCCAATTTTGAATGCCATTTATATTTTGTTAATATTTTTTTAGTGCGTTAAAGCTTTCAGGTTCCTTTCTAAAAAGGTTTCAGAATGGAAGTGCCGCCTATGGATCTTGACGATGCTGAAACTCGTCTACTGGATGACATTTCAATTGAAGTCCCTGCGAAAAAGACGATTGCCGTGCGCCCCAAGCCCGCCAAACCTAGCCCGTTTACCAAGCGAGCTGCTGGTCCCCGTGAGGACCTCGGGAATCCTCCTGATGATATCGGTATGGACATGTTCATGAACCCTGGGAAGCGGACCGCTCCTCCTCCCCCAATGCCCGAAGAGTATGATGACGGTGAGGACGACGAGGAGGGCTTCGGACCTGAGGGTGGCCAGCAGGGGCCAAATGGATTTGGTCCCGGGGGCGGCGGAGACAACACTCCTTCTGAAGGATACAAGACCATCGAGGACGAGAAGGCTGACCTGCTGAACAAGATCACTCGGCTGATTAAGAAGGGTATTCAATCGAGCGCCCGTATGACGATTTACAGCGACATCGAGGAGATTCGCACGGAGTACAAGCGGATGACCTACTCCATCGATGTCGAGCGTTCCATCAAGTTCCAGCGGCGTATGCTGGTGGCCTGCGTGACCGGCCTGGAATTTCTGAACGACAAGTTCGACCCGTTCGATGTGGAGTTGAACGGGTGGTCCCAGAACACCATGGAGAATGTCGAGGACTACGACGGCGTCTTCGAGGAGCTGTACAACAAGTACAAGACGAAGGTACAGGTGGCACCAGAGGTGAAGCTGATCATGATGGTTGGCGGCTCGGCGATGATGTTCCACCTGACGAATAGTATGTTCAAGGCGGCGGTTCCCAACGTGACTCAGGTTATGAAACAGAACCCAGGTCTGATGCAGAATATGATGGATGCGGTGCAGCGTTCACAGCCTGGTGCAGGACCCGCGTCCGGTGAGCCCCCCGCGGGTGGCCTTCGCCGCGACATGCGCGGTCCGGGAATGGACTTTGGGTCCCTGATGGGCATGATGGGCCCGCCACAGGCTCAGACGAGCCGGCCACAGCGGCAGGACGAAGACGACGTGTCTGACATCGTAAGCATCGACGCGGGTGACCCTGACACGCGCGAGGTGAGCGTCAAGAAGGGCAAGGGTCGGCCGAAGAAGAAGGAGGTTTCATTGTAAAGGCAGTTTACATAGCGGCCCGAAGGGCCGGGAATCACAAGACGAAAGGTCCTATGGACCTCGACCCGACTTGGTCTAAAAAACTTCTAAATAATAAGTAATGGCGGTGGCCTTTGCGCCATTCGATGATAATAGTGAGAGGCCCCCAGTACGGCCTTCAAAAGCTTTTGTAAATAAAGGACCTATTCCAGTCTCGGACAACACCGAGTGTAATTTTATAGTCATGGGGTTCGTAGTTGGCGTTTTCGTACTCGGCCTCGTGGACTCGATGCGTGGATCAAAATAAAACTATTCAATTATATAAATGACGGCACTAGATCAAGGTGTTTTGTCTATATTGAACGAGGCGCGACCAGGATGTGAGGCTAATCAGGACTATGCACGGTGGGCACAGGAAACTGGTAATGTGAAAAGCGTTCCTAAAAATCAACAGTGTCCAGTGGGTTACGAGATGTTAGCTAAAACCAACAAGTTGTATTCGAATAGTATGTATGATACATGCAAACTAATAAATATAAAAGAGACTGATCTGCCTCAAGCTTTATTGACCCGTCTGAATGCGTGTATATATGGCGGTCCTCGTCCAGCTCCAGCTCCGGCAGATTCAGGTCTCCCGATGTGGGCAATTGCTCTTATAGTTATTTTAATAATTTTTTTACTCGGTGGTGTCGGTTTTATGATGACCAGAACCTAACCTGTTAATTTAAAATAGGCATTTCCCCTTCCCAAAAACCTCGGTAGGTTTCTCCGTGTCCCTCTGGACTCCATCGCCAGTTCCCGTGGAACTGACCTCAAACCCCCCTTCCCTATAAACCTTCAGCCGTTTGCGATACATTGCGAAAAATACGGACCAACTATCGGCAATGTCGAAAATAAGTGGATCATTCACTTTGCCCTTGGTTTCCCGCATAATACGCCCA